GTATCAAGGCAATTGACGTCTGCGAATATGGCTCAAATGGTCGGCACCGTCTTCCGCTACATATATAATTTCCCCCCTGCGTATATAGCTCGGCGCTTGCGTATCTTCCGCCGCTATTAGCCGGCGGTAACCGTCCACAACCGTATTAGTCCTGTTGACTAGTACTTTGCGATTGCCGCCTATATCGATTCTCACAAATTTTGCCATGATTCCCCATCTTTTCGTTATCCCAGGCGGCGCTCTAACAACTCGTAACCGTCTTCCTCCAAAGCCTTGTAGTATTGATTGAGCGCCCTATTACTTAGGGCAGCCCGTATAGCTGCTGACATTAAAGCCTTATAGCTGTATTCGTTATCCACTGCTGCTGCTCTTTGCAGATGCTCGCGAGCGTTGTCAATCTGCTGCTGGATAGTCATTCTCGTTATCTCCCGTTAGTGTGTGAGTTGCTACCTGACACCAATACAAGTATAGCCAATATCCATGTAAAGAAGCAAGGTAAATCTTTATTGCTATTCAAACCCAGGGTGGCCGGTATTATATATATATATAGTATCATACCTAGTACAATAATATCACGGGGGTAGAATGTACGAGTGATAGATAGAGGTATATATATCCATATCTACCATACCCTTTATACATATATATATAGGTACCCCTATATCTTGTACTATATATATATATAGTGGCTCCCGTATCTATCATACGGGGGTAGCTTTGGTCTCGTATGGCTAGGGGTAGGCCGGGGGGGGGATCCCGCATAGGCCATCCCTATTGGGTAGGGTGGCCGGGGGTAGATATGGGGCTAGATATGGGGGTAGGGGGCTTACGGGGTTTTTTTGGAGGTGATCCCGACAGAGCAAAACGCTATGGTTATGGCTGTTCAGCATACCGATACTCTGAGCCTCAGTTCTCTCTATAGTTGTATCGCCCAAGGCTACCCCCTTTTATATATCTGGTTTTCTATATAATTTTGGTTTGACAATCTCTATTGGATTGTTTAGAATGGTTTTATGGCCAGATATTCTGGTCAGAAGCGGGGGCCTTATTCTCAGGGGAGGGAATGGGGTTCTTTTGAGAGAGGTGAGCAAAAGGGGATTGGTCAAATACGGTACCAGTCCCCTTTTTTATATGAAAATCACAGACAAGCACAGGGAGGCTATTCAGCTACTGATCCTTGACCGGGGTTTACGCAGGGACAGTACTAGTTTGGTGGCGCAGCATTGTGGTGTTACCAAGCAGACGGTGGCCAAGTGGAGGGCGGAGTCAGAGTTTAAGGATGAGTTTCAGAAGCAGTTAAGGTTATACCGGGCTAATTTTGATGAAATCCCGTTATCGGACAGAAAAGAGAGGGTGAAGGCTTTGGATGGTATTTTCCAGGGCCTTTCTGATAAGCAGACGGCATTGAAGATCAAGGTTTTACAGGCGATACGTCAGGAAGTCGGTGACGACAAGCAGATATTGGAGGTCCAGCATAGCGGCGTTGTGGGCATTGAGGCTCCTCCGAGGGCGAGCAGTTACGAGGAGTGGGTGTCTCAGAACGAGGTAATGGAAGCGACGAGAAGTGCCTCTGTTTCAGATCATCATATTCCTGTACGCGGCTTACCGAGGGCAGTGGAAGAGGCTCTGTAGTATGAATTTACGCATAATACAAGGAGAGATATAATGTCTGACTGGAGAATTAGCCAGCCTGGACTTATAGGCAATCAAGGGATTGCAGAAAGCAGCGCGTCACAGAGACATCGCTTGGGAACCATTGTTACGGCACACGACAAGTCAGCCGACTCCGACTATGGGGAGGGCGAATTTATTTATTTGAAGGGCGCGGCATCCACTGTTGTCGGGTCGGTTTGCACCTACGACGCGGGAGGGTTTGTTACCGCGCTTTCCCAGGCCAATGCCGTTGGGCCAATAGGACTGGCTATGTCTGCAAATGGTTCCGGCTCCTACGGTTGGTATCAAATTTCGGGGCGTGGCGTAGCCAAGGGAGCAGACAACCTCGCTGCTGACATGCTCTGTTATTTGACCGGTGTAGCTGGCAGCATTGATGATGCCGTTGTTGAGGGGGATTCCATTTTCTTTATGGAAACCACTTCGGCGTTAGGCACGCCGTCAGGCGCTTTGGTGGAAGTGACCATAAACAGACCGTTCACAAATAATGTCGATCAAATTTCGTAATCCAAAACATCCGTAAGGGAGAGATATAATGCCGGGAGAAGGATTATACACTAATCCCCCAAGGGGGCTTCCACAGGCTCAGAACAGGGGTATTGGAGGGGGTAATACCTCGGCCATAGCCCAGTTGTTGGCCCGAGCCAAGAATAGAGGTGGGGGCCAGGGCCAGGGGAGACTACCCGGAGGTGGTGGTAGGGGTAACGTCAACGCCAACGCTATAGCCCAGTTGTTGGCCCGAGCCAGAAATAGAGGGGGCCAGGGTCAGACTAGTCGAGGGGTTCAGCCTCAGGCAGCTTCCTTGAGTGGCGGCCTAGGAGCCCGTCGGGGCCAGTCGCCTCAGATACAACAACTGCTGGGGCGGCTCCGGGGAGCCAGAGGGTAGAAATGGCTAAAGCCAAAGCAAAAGCCAAAACGGCTCCCAAAAAGGCCCCAAAAAAGGAAGCCAAGAAGGCTCCTAATAAAATCTATCCTCCTCATGTAGTACCGGCGAGTGAGGTAGTGGGGGATACCATTGTCGAGCCTGATGATACTATGAGCAAGAAGGAATTGTCCCAGGAGGCCCTCGATGCTCTTTCTACCGCCAAGCCCTCCGTTGGAGCGGGAGGGACGGTATTGAGAGTATTGGCCGAGTCTTCCTACGCCAAGGTAGAATCCTCACTGACGAGAATAATCAACTCATAATGACTCTGGAGCAGATAGGTAAGGTCGGTGTGCCTTTGAGCCAGCGACTTAAGAGGATTCATCGCCGGCCTGGGCCTGGGGCGGAGATTCGGGCTCCCGAAGAGGCGTATCCTCTGGGGGCAGATCTGAGAGACCCTGGCGCAAAGGTCAGGGAATTACGGCGTTCCGAAAATCCGGCGATTTCCTTCGGTGCTGAAATGGTGCCCTCTGACCTTGAGGAACTCCTGACTGAGATAGCCCTTGGCGCGGCCATGGGGCCTTTTGGGAAACTGGCCAAGCCAGTTACGGGAGGAAAAATTGCCACCAAGGTTATTGATAAAACCAAAGAGTTTGCCAAGCCCGCACAAGATGATATTCGATACCTTCTATCGCAGCTGGCCGATAAGGTAGCGAGCGCAGGCGCTGGGCCAGCCTTTCAGACGCCAGATATTGTGAAGACGGCTCTTAGGCAGGTTGACCAGTTGGGGTTCGATTCTATTGGTGAAGCATTGGATGCAATTTTAAAGCACCCTGATTGGATGGATCGTTGGGATGTTGCCGACTTAGATCCTGGTATATTGAAAATCATAAAGGACTGGCGAAGAAAAGAAATAGTAAGTAATCCTGAAGTCGGAGACGCAGTAAGGAGGCATGCCAAGAAGTTTGATTTAGGCCCAGATCCTGACCTGCCAAATCTCCAAGTTGACGAGATCATAAAAGCTGCAAAAGACGAGAAAAGACAAGAAATAATATGGGATAGGATTGATGGACTTATGTCCCAAGGCCTGAGCGAAGAAGAAGCCATACGGCAGCTGAAGTCTCAGGGTCTTATCCGCTGATCCGTAGGATTAATTTATGCCTTGGTCTCCAGCCTCCTCTAAAAACGACACGCCAAAACTCTGGAAGCCCCAAAAAGGCCCCCAAGAAGCGGCTATCCGAGCCTCTTTTATCCCTGAGTTGTTTTTCGGTGGAGCCAGGGGCGGCGGCAAGTCAGCCTATCTTATGGGCGACTTTGCTGCTGATGTAGCGGAATATGGGGAGAACTGGAGAGGGATTCTCTTCAGGAAGACCTATCCTGAACTGGACGAACTGGTTACCGAAGGCAAGCGAGTCCTGTTTTCGGCGTTCCCAGGAACGGAATACAAGGTAGGTTCCTACGAGTTTCGTATGCCCAATGGCTCTGTATTACGACTAAGGCATATGGAAAACGATTCAGACGCGGATCACTACATGGGGCATCAATACCAGTGGATCGGCTTTGACGAGTTGACCAACTGGCCCACCCTTGCGCCCTATCATCGACTCAAAGCCTGCCTGAGATCTGCGGCTGGTATACCCAATATGCGTATCCGTGCTACCGGCAACCCTGGTGGTGTGGGGCATATCGAAGTCAAGAAGTATTTCATAGATCCAGCCCCTGATGGCGAGATCATTAAGGATGGCCAATCCGAGATTCCTCGGATGTTCATTAAGTCCAGGGTGACAGACAATAGAATCCTGCTCGATGCTGACCCAGGCTACATCGACAGGCTTAAGTCCATAGGCGACGAGCAGCTCATCAAGGCCTGGCTGGAGGGCGATTGGGATGCTTTTGTCGGACAATACTTCGCGAATTGGGACAGCGGGGAAATCTGTATACCGAGTTTCGAGATCCCATCCGATTGGCCTCTTTTTGGATGCCTTGATTACGGAGAATCCGCCCCCACAAGTTTTGGACTCGCAACCGTCGATTATGATGATAACGTCTACGGAATCTGCGAATACACCAGAGCCGGGGCCTCCGCTTCCACTCACGCATACGAAATAGCCAAATTGGTTGCTGCATGTCCGTTTACTCAGGGCCGACACCCCACGCCCATACTCGCGGACCCCTCCATGTGGGTCAAGAGACGACTGCATGAGCATGTAAGTCATTCTCCTGCTGATGTTTTCGGAGAGCATGGACTGTACCTGCAAAAAGCCAATAATGATCGAGTTAATGGGTGGCGAGTCATGAATGACTATATCTCCAATAATAAATTCTTCCTGTTTAACGGATGGAATGACTCTGCGGCTTCCACTATACCAGCTTTGCCGAGATCAAAAAGCAATCCTGAAGACGTGGATACCAAGGCCAACGACCATGACGCTGACAGGGTTAGGTATTTACTCATGCACTGCTTTGCCCCCATGTCTGCCCCTAAGCCGGTAAATAGAGATCCATTTCAGGGAGATAGTCTCATCAAGGGCTTGCGTAGCGCCCATGAGGAACTTCAGTACGCATGAAAAAGGAACACGTAGATTTCTGGCAAAAGACCTTCAAGTCATCTGAAGCCTACATGCTCCCAAAGCATAAGGTTTGGCGCAGATTGATTAAGCAGTACCGGCTTGAATATGACCTTAAGGGCATAAGAAAATCCCGTATACCAAAAGTCTCAAGGTTTTATCCTCTTACTCGTATGATTATCACCTCGACCATGTTTAATACGCCAAAAATACTGGTGAAGGTCGAGGACAATACGGTGGAGATGAACTCTGACGTTATTGAGCGGATTGGCAATCAGGCCCTTGAGTTAATGAACGTCAAGCGCGAGGTGCAGCAGGCCGGATTCGATAGCCTGTACTGCTACATGGGGTGGCTAAAATATGGAGTCAATCCTCCTGGGGACGAAGACATTGTCCCTCCCTATGTGGCTAATGATTCTTTCCAGAATGGCATGGTGTACGCACAGCGGGTGTCCCCTTTCAATATGTTTCCTGACCCATTGTGTGCCCCTCATAACCTTTCCACGGCTCGGTTTATTTGGGAGAAGATGACCGTCCCCCTGGAGTTCGTGAAGCAAGATAAGCGTTTTGACCAGAGATTAATCGGCCAGCTGAAGCCTCTCTCAGATGAACAGGCTGATGCCGAGATGCTTGCCGAGGCCCAAGAGCGGACCTTTGAAAGCCAGGACGAGGAAACAGCCTGGAGAGATTCCCGCATGGAAGGTGATTACGTCGTGCTGCGGGAAGTCCATGATCGAGTCCATAAAAAACTGTACACGTTCGCGGACGGTATAGAGAACGGTCAGCCCATTGAAGACCGCCCACACCCCTTCTTGGCGGGAATTTCAGAGGAAGCCCCTGATCCGGTTACCGGAGAGCCAAAACTCACCGGAACATTCACTCCCACCGGGGGGTTTCTGGTCGATGGAGGGTTCCCTTACGGCACACTGGCTTTTGACCTGAGCCACGATGAGCTGTATGGGCTGCCAATGATGGCTTACGCCGAGGATACTCAAAAGGGAATCGTCGAGTCGTTGGCAAGAAGGCGAGGATTACTAAAGAGGGGCACTCGTATAATCCTCGGAAACAAAGCCGAACGTCAGGAAAACATTAACCTGGGCGAAGAGCTTGAGGAAGGCCGAGATATGGCCCTCGCCTGGGTGAACGATGTCCATAACTCCTTCTACGAGTTACAGCAGGGGAATCCCCCTCCCGACCAGCTTGGGTATGAGTCAGACCTGAGAAACTATGAGGAGCAGACGCTATCCGTAAGTCAGCTACAAGCGGGATATGGGCCTCGGCGCACTGCAACAGAGGCCTCCTTGATGGCGTCTTTTGGACAGCTAAACAGGGAGTGGATGCAGTCCAAGGTGGCCGATCTGTACGAGCAGATATTCATCAATACAATGCGGTTGATGTCAGATAAACGATTTACCCCGGAAAACTTTCTGGTCAATACGGCTATTGACGACACTACCCCAACCTTCGATATCGTTCGAGCCGACATGCTGCAAGTGCGCTTCAAGGTTCACGTCGAAGCCTCGTCCATGAAGCCGATGTTTGAGGAGCTAGAGAAAGAGGATGGCCTCGCGCTCTTCAACTACCTGATCCAGATGCCTGAAGTTCCAAGGCCAGAAGCCCTGAAGCATCTTCTGAGAACCTTCCGAGTGCCCAATCCCGAGAAGTTTATTGGGCAGGCTGCCCGATTTGATGCCCAGAGGGCAGCCGGGACAGAAAACAACCTGTTGATTATGACAGCCATGGCCGGGGTGCCAGCCCCAGTGCCGCCCCATCCAAGGGATGACCATACTGCCCATATGCCGGTTCATAACCAGCTCCAGCAATCCCCAGGGTTCCAGCAGTTGCAGCCCGTGCAGCAACAGCAAGTTATGGCACTAATGCAACAGCACCTCCAGGGCCACCAGCAGCTTATGCAGCAGGCGGCTCAGGCAGGGGGCAAAGTTAGTAGTCCTGGCAACGTGAATACAGTGGGAGAAACCGGAAGAAGCACCGGCAATGTCGCACAGGATACGGTAGGGCGGGTAGATTCTGCTGTTCGTAGTGGGGCCCAGTCCATATCTCAAGCGGTCTCAGCGGCAGACAGAGGCCAAAACTAATGCTACGACGATGGGATTATGAGACCTGCAAATGCGGCCAGCATCATCAGGACACAGTTATCACCCAAGATAAGGTGCCCCAAAAGCACAAGTGCAAGTGCGGCAGGCTGGTGGGCTGGATGCTTATGAAGGCTAATCACATTCATGCTACGACATCCGCGCTTTACGGAAGATACGAACCGGGGCTGGGTCAGGTTGTCGAAAGCTATACGCACAAAAAAAGTTTGATGAAGAAATACGGAGTTCAGGAATCCTCTGACCCCGTAGGCGGAAGCCGGTGCCATCAAAAAGAAGAACCGGCTGCTCATAAACCGAGTAACTCTACATGGATGCACGGTCCGGATCTCCAAGAAGCCGAAAAGGAGGCAGTTCGACGTGCATCTGTTGGAGACTTTGACCTCGAAATGTAGGAGAATGACATGAGCGAGATTACGCAGGAATCCATCAGCGATAATGGGCAAGTCGATACCGAAGCGGCTGCAATCGATGACTTCGAACTGGGCGAAGACCTAGTCGATGACTCCGATCCAGTAGACCTTACTTCAGACAACGCGACACCCACAGTCGAAATTGGATCAACCTCGAAATCTGAAGAATCAGCAGATCTTAGTAAGATTGACCCCAAAACAGCTTCCGAACCCGACAGAGCGCTGTTGGCTGATTACACAAGAAAGACTCAGCAGCTAGGAGAGTTAAGAAGACAGGCACAGCATTCTCTACAGGAAGCGGAGCAAGCAAAGCAAGACGCACTCCAGCATCGTGTAGAGCGCCTGGAGAATCCAACTTCAGATGATATGTTTGCCGATATACGATCCAATCTGTCTGCCGATGAGTCGAATGCCCTTGATGTTATTGCTCAAGTGGATGACATCAAGAATGGAGAATTTCGTGAGGCAGTAGCTTCAGAAGTTCAACAACTGCGATCTATGGTCCAGAGGCTGGCTACGGTTGCCCTTAGCAACATGGGGCAGCAGGCCCAAGCAAAAGTTTTGGGCCTGCGAGAGCAGTACCCGGATATCGACAATTTCAAGGACCATATTGCTGCTCTTAGCAAAGTAAATAACCCGGCAACGGGGAAAAAATACTCTGCCGAAGAAGCCTATAAGATGGTTAATGGGATTGCCATAAGCGAGTCGCAGGCATTAGACAATAGACACCGCCAAACTCGGCGTCAGCCAACAACCACGCCACCGGCCACTACGGCTACTGGCAATGGGAACGGACAATTATCCGACAACGAACTAACGGCAGCTATGAACGAACTTGGGTTCGGGTCATAGCTCTTAAATTCGAGGAATAAAGAATGGCAGCTACATCAACAACTGAAACCTGGGATGCCGCATGGACATTGACCATGCGGGCCAAGAAAAAGCGCCTAACGGACAATATCTCGGATGCCTATCCGACTGTTGACCGTTTCCGCAAGGCCGGAATTATGGAAACCGAGACCGGCGGGAAAGAGATCCAGGAAGATCTCATGTATGCCCTGGGCTCCTCGGAGTGGTTTGATGGCTTCGATGTTTTGTCCACCGATGCCACTGATGGCGTTACGGCGGCATTCTACAGCTTTACCTACAATGCCACTCCGATTGTCATTTCTATGACAGAAGAGAAAGAAAGTCGCAAGTCCGATTCTGCGGTCAAGTTACTCACGGCCAAAACTAATCAGGCTATGACCAAATCTTTCGACACCATCAACGCCGCTATTCATGGCGCTGCTTCCGGTAAGTCTATGCTTGGCTTGCAGGATATTGTTGCCGAAGGCACTTCTACTACCCTTGGCGGTATAAGCGTTTCCAGCAACTCATGGTGGGACAATCAGCGCAAATCTGGTCCTAATTTTGACAACCAGACTGCCAGTTCCATCTATGATGGCCCGAGAGATATGGGCATCTTGTGGAATAGCTGCTCAGAGGCCAATGATAAGACCAATCTTATCATCTCCTCGATGACGTATTACGGGGAGTACGAGTCTCTTTTTGAGGGCACTGGCTACACCCGATTCACAAGCACCGGTAACAGGTCCGGCCCGAATGCTGGTCTGGGAGCCGAAGGAGACATCACGTTCCGTGGCGCTCCTGTGATCGGTGATAGGGACTGTGTAAGCGACAGCATGTACCTGCTCAATACCAAATATCTGAAGTTGAAGATCCAGGCCGGTTTGAACTTCGCCAAAACTCCGTTCAAGGAGCCCGCGAATCAGATGGCCAAGGTCGGATTCGTCGTTGTTGGTATTCAGTTGGTCACCAACAACCGTCGCCGTCAGGGCCTGATGTACAATATCACGTAGAAGCAGTTTAATTTTGTTTTCCCATTTCTTGCCCCCAAGCCAATGGGGGTTCATCCCCTGCCCATAGGGGAAAGGAACTATTATGGCTTATGACAACCGAAATTATTCCGTCAATCGTCTTGGCGCGGATAGCAACCAAGGGTTCTACGAAGAGTCTTCTACGCCGAAGCACCCCCTTGGTGAAAGAATAGAACTGGCAGACGGACGTTGTTTCCGGTATTGCTATTTCGATGCGGCGGTTACCGTTGGTAAGATGGTAGCCCCTGATATGTCAACTGCTGCTGTCGTTGAAATCTCAGATGGAACGATTGCAAATGGTGGGGCAGGATCGTTGGCGGTTACGATTACCGCGAGCGGCTCATCCGGCCCCCCTGCTGACTTTCAGGGAGTATCGGCAAACCAATTCTCTGGCTCCTATTTACATATAACAGACGGTGCTGGCGAAGGGTTTACTTATCGGATCAAGAGCAATGGGGCTGCCAGTAGTGATGCAGTCGAGTTTACGCTTTATGATCCTATTATTACGGCTCTTGCTACAGGGGCGTCAGATTTTGCCATTACGCCTAATCTGTATAAGAATGTTCACATTACAGACGCTACGCAGGGTGCTGTTGTAGACTACATTCCTATTGGCGTAACCATGGTAAGCGTCACTGCTGAATACTATGCTTGGGTACAAACCAAGGGAGTGGCGACAGTCTTGGCAGATGGGACTATCACCTTGGCTAATCGTCTTACGCTATCTGATGGCACCAATGGCTCTGTGCAGCTTAAAGACGCAGAGGTGGAGGTGGAAATCGGTTATGCCTTGGCGACAGTTGCCACTGGAGAATATGCGCCTGTCATGTTGAATAGACTGGTAGATTAATCTCTACAGAATAATTGGGAGAGGGTTGATTTATTGGCCTTCTCCCAATTTATAATTCAAAAACGAAAGGCATGGACTATGACTGAAAT